CGTAACTATTGGCGACCGGGGCACAAACATTTTATAGTTTGTGTGGTCCGGCGGAACTCTGATGAGTTCACTGCCAACAGGAGCCAAGCAGTACTCCTCCGCTTCACGCGAAGTAGTACCCGAGAGAGATGCAATTCGTTGCATCTCTGCCCAACCCGGTACACTAGCCTGGTAAGGGCGAGTGTGGACAGCCCACGAACGTATTTCCCAACGTTGCAATGCACGGTTATAACGCCGTGGAAATTGCTTGTTGTGACGTCGTCTCTGAGCTGCCGTTTTACGGTAATCAACTAAGCAGACATATCCAACTTCCGCGCTCTCAGCGTAAGGAAGTTTTATGTACTTGCGCATTTCGGCGCTAATACAATCTGCTAAGTGAGAGAATCCACGTTCCATAGCTGCATTGTGTAACACAGCATAAGAAGCAATGGACGTACCAATAGAGGGATCCCATGTACTCTTCACTCGAAGAGGGGTGACATCGACGCCTTTATAAGCATCGCATCCGCAAGACTCCCGAAAGGAGCCTGCTACACAGCATTTATTCTCGTTGAATTTGAGGTCAACGAGGGGTAGGTGCTGCAGTACGGTCGCGTAAACTTCGCGGCGTACAATGAGATCATCTCCGAACACATACAATAGGGTCGACGCCTGAGAGGCAGTTAACCCATGTGTTCTCATGATGGCTGCAATAGAGAGGGACCAGAACACAAGCGACTCCACAGGGAAGCATAAACTGCTACCCATAGGAGCGAACTTGCGCATTTGGTGTACCTCTCCCGATGGGAGGCGAGTGGCCGGGGTGCGCGATGCCAGAAGGCACCGCAACCAAGGCTCAGGAAACAACTGCTTGACTAAGGCAGTTGAAACCCTATCACTCGCGTCTTTCATATCTAGTGTTACCCAGGGCTCCCCTTTGGAACCCCGCAAAGCCAAGTCACGGTTAATAGCCTGGTTACGGAAGTTTATCCGCCCATGCGTTAACGGACATGCGTCAATCGCCCTTTCGAGCGACTGCCGTAGGCCTTGTTGGATCCATTGGTACTCAAGGGGTTCACACGATATTAACCGCGGTCCTCGAGAATCTTTCGGGACGAGCACCACTTTTGCAGTGCCCGCCTGATGTTCTTCCAAGGATCTAACGTCGAACGCGTCAGCATAGTGACCCCAACTATACATAAAGTACTCCCCGTAGGGAAATACTTCGTGTAGATCATGGTAGTACCGTTTAAAGACGGCCTTTTCATGAGGTTGTTCGCCAGTGCTAACGCTACCTGTTCCGTGCCGAGCTCGAAAAGGCTCAGCTTTAGGGTCCACCATACCGACCACTCTCTTGACGAGAATGGAGGCCTGTTGAATCCATTGGAACCCAGAAGAGGTTTGTACCCCTCTAGCGACACAAGTGCCGCTTGGAGGGACGGATTCTCTTCTGGTATTGTCGGAGGTATCTCCCCTATCATCGCTACGCCGCAAAACGGCTGTAGGATTAAGGAGTTCACCTTCGACGCCACAGTCACGTGGCAGACTCTCGGCCGGGACCTGCGTTGAAGCAGGCTGTCCAGCCAAAGGTCTAATTGGGTATCGCCCCACCACCACGCTTCTAGCATCGCCTCGCGGCGAGTAGTAAGCTTGGTGTTCATTAAGGAGCGAGTTGTCTGTTGCAACGAATGATGCAATTGTGTCGTCATATTGTTGTTCGGTTATCGGCACTTCAAGCTTGTACAGCAAAGTACAGACTTGTCGCAGCCATTTTAGTGAACCTGTGCACGCATCACTGCGTTCACAGCCAGTATCGTTGAATATGTTCCGTAGCAACCACCCTAGAAATAGGGGCAATTGCGATCCGCGCTTCAGCCTGAAGCCGCGAATACGTACGGGACTGTCATTAGCCAGGGCGGTGTCAACCGCCTTAGCTAAGGAAGGAACAGTTTTTGTTAAGAAACTTAATCCTTCATGGCAAACGCGGTCTGCGATTTCTCGCAAATCACGTTTGAACTCAACGTCTGGATATGCAGATGCACTAGCCACTTCAGTGAGGCTAGCTATGAAAAGCCGAAGATAGAAATCCTCGGCCTGGCTTTTCAGGTTCCTCATATTAGAGTGGCCTTCCAAGCATAATAACTAACCTCATTGAGACCCTTCGTCTCAGACCTCCGAACGACAACGTAATAATCCAACTGCGGTTGCGACTAAGCTTCCGTATTCTGATTACTACGATGGACGCAACCCGCGCTCTTGCGCGGGGTCTCAGCTCTGGACGCCTCACGGCGTTCATCCGGGACTTAAGCCTCCATATTGAGTAGCTTTTGCCACTGTCCTGACACCAAAAGGATGTCAACTACAGCGGACATAAGCGTATCAAGGTGCGCAGTGGTGATATAACCGTTCGATTGAACGGGACGATCAACCACCAAGTAGACCGCAGCGGTGGGCGTGATGCCCCCCGTCAAGGATGTGTCGGTATCAAGCCGACGCAAATCCATGCGGACTAACGAGCGACAGCGTTGCTTAAAACCACTCCCCGAAAGAGTATGTGAA